GCTATTTCATCATAACTAGATAGATCCTTGAACTCTTCGGGTGGCAGCCACTCTGTTTGTGGTTTAAATAATATCTTCATCTGACAGAACTTTTTTAATTGCTAGTCCGAACTCTCTTGCGATTTGCGGGACGATTGCGTTACCGAGAGTTTTGATTCTGTTGGATCTGTCTTTGTCCAATTCATAGGAAATCCCATTAGGAACTCCACAAATGTTGGATTCAATTTGCCACCAGGTTTGTTGTTCTTCAACACTGTCCTTGGCACCGATTGTTCTCTGCTCGGTTTCCAAGTCGGTTGATACCCCGCGTCCTTGTAATCTCTCGCTGTTGGTGTCGGGTACATCTTCTCTAGATACAGCATTGCGTCCGATAGTTTTGCTCCGTAAGTTACTCCTGTTCCTTTCCTCCTCGACACAAAACCTCCAGACTTTGTTCTCTCCACCATGTGTGATTGTTCTCCCCCCTCCTCGCAAACTCTCGTTGGTGTTGGATACATCATTGGTTGTTCCGTTGCTATCGTCTCTTCTAGTTTCGATCCCAACTTTCCTCTTCTCTCTACTCTCTTTTTTACTGTCTCTAGGTTCTCGTTCATTGCTGCTGATGCTCTCGGTGTTGGATACATTTTCGATTTTGTGTTTTTTGGAAACAGTATTTGATCTGCTAGAGCTATTGATCCTCTCTTCACTCTGTGTTTGTTGCCACCTATGTTGTTCGGACCTATCCTTGCATCTTGAGTCGTTGGTGTTACGTACATTCTCTTCTCCTCTTCTTGAACTGCCACTGTTAATGGTGTTCCCCCTTGTTTGTACTTCTTCGTTCTCTCCGATGCTGAGTCTTGTGTGGGTGTTGGATACATCATCTTGACTAATTTGCTCAATCCTGCTCCCTTGCCCGTCTTCGGATTTATCCCACTTCTCTCCGTTGCTGTCGGTGTTGGATACATCTTCATGGTTTCTGGATCCACTTGCTCTCGTAGGTTCGATGGTCTCGTTCTCCCTTTTCTGTGACCCTCCATAATCTTTTTTGTCCCTGCAGCGCTTCTCGGCGGCAAGTAATCCATTGTGTTGGGAGTGGCCCACAATCCAAACTCTGTATCTTTGGTGCCAAGCACCGATGCCTGAAGCTGGAATAAGGAAACATTGGACTTCGAAACCTTCACTTTCCAACTGGTCTTGCACCTGTCTGAGTACCATGCCGTTTTGGAGGTTAATAATTCCTTGCACATTCTCCCCAATAACGAATTCGGGTTTGATCTCCCTAATGAGTCTAAGCATTTCTGGCCAGAGATAGCGGTCATCGTTTGTACCTTTTTGTTTTCCTGCGACGCTGAAGGGTTGACATGGGAACCCTCCCACAACGACATCTGCTGAGTATTCTTTTCCTTCGACATTTTTTATATCCTCCTCTATTGGTATGTTTGGAAAATTTTTTCTTAAAACCTTCTGACAGTATTTATCTTTCTCAACAAATTTCACTGTCTCAAAAAAACCTGTTGAGTCTAAACCTAAAGCAAATCCTCCTATACCTGAAAATAAATCTAAAACTTTTAATTTTCTACTCACGAATAATCTCTCTCTAGTATCATTTCTAAATAGTGTATTGCTTTCTTAATGTCTTCTTCCTTTCCCTTTACAGAGTGTCTGCAAATATATTTTATAGCATTGCCCTCTGCAAAAAGCAACTTGTTCTCATTTATAAACTCTGCTGGCTGAATTTTCATCTTTGCATAATGTTTTCCGCCAACTTGTTTTTCTAATGATTCATATGTAACTCCTTTAAATATTTCTTTATTTGTCATATGTCATAACCTCTTTCTGTTTTTGGATAAATTATATTTAATTTTTTCTTAGCTCTTGTAACACCAACATAAAACAATCTATGTTCATCATCTGGGTCGTCTAAATATTTATTATATGCAGCATTACTCAAGTCTGTTAACAATATTACATTATCTCTTTCATTACCTTTTACACCATGAATAGTTGATATTTTAATTCTAGGTTCTCTTGACAAGTCCTCTCCACTCTGTATTAATTTCTGTATTTTTCTAATTTCATCATCACCTAAATCGTCAAAAGCTTTATACCACTCTTCGTCTGTTTTTAAACCATAATTAGTTTTTAAAGTATCAATGTCGTAATAATTTTCTTTAGACATAGGTTTCATTTTTTTAACATCCACATTTTTACTCATCTTATTAGTTATCTTTTTATAATCGTTATAATGTAGAGGTGTTCCTTCTCTTAATTTGTTCCAATTTTCTATTAGGGCATAGATGTTTTGTATCCTTGGTGTTGAGTTTCTTCTTTGAAAATAGTAACCATTCTGATCTAAGTAGTAAGCAACCTTTTCTAAAAATAAATTAGTTCTAGCTAAAATTAACCATTCCCCTTTAGATAAATCTACCTTATCTAACTCCCAATGGTATTCCACATCACCTAAATCTTCTTTGGGTATCCAATTTTTTTGCACTCTATTTTTAACTTTTGTAATTATTGAGTTTGCTACATTAAAAATTTTCTTAGGAACTCTGTAAGATTGTTGTAATATAATCTTTTCTCCCTCCAAGTTTATAAAATTTTCTGGATAAGCACCGTTCCATTTGTAAATAGCTTGGTCATCGTCACCTGCTATTATGGATTGCTTAGAACTCTTTTCTAATTTTTTAACTATATCCCACTGAATTAAACTTAAATCTTGTGCCTCATCTACAAATATAACTTCAAAGTTAGGGCTTTCACCTTTTTCTAAAAATTTTTCTAACATATCAATAAAATCTATTAGACCTTTATGTTTTTTATATCTGTATAATTCTTTATCTATTATTTCTAACTTATCGTAAGTTATATTATAATTATTACCATTACGGTTATACAATTCTAGTGGTGATATTCTTTTATTTCTAGCGAGACTTATAAGCGATATGTAAGGATCCTTTGAATGTAATACACCTTCGTGATCGTTGTCATAACGAATACCTTCAAACTCTATCTGTATATCCTTACCTAAATCTCTGTAATCTTTTTCTTGCATTACATTTTCTTTTTTAAGTCCTAACAAATTAAAACAAAAAGAATGTAGAGTTCTAAAGTAGGGTAAATCTTTTTCTGTTAAATTAAATTTTTCCATAGCCCTACTCTTACCCTCTTGTGCTGCATTTTTAGAAAATGTGAAATAACCTATTTTACTAGGATCTACTTTTTCTAAAAATTTTTCTAACTCATTCATTAGGTAGTATGTTTTACCCGTACCCGGTGGTCCATATATTATCTTTCTCATCAATAGTTCTCCTTGTTAAATGTTTTTTCTTTGTAAGTTTGTGGTTTTTTATCAAATCTAGCTACGACAAATACAGATAGCTTTGTTTTACCTACTCTTTTTGTAAAACAATTTAAGTGATCTTTTAACATTTGTGACGTTCGCTGATATTGAACTTTCCAATGTCTACGAGTTAGATATTGATGAAAAAAATTATCAAATACAAAATAGTGATGATCATCTTTGGTATAAGTCCCACCATTTTTTAAATCCTCAAAGTCATCTTTTTTAACTCTATTTAAACAATAATCCTCTAAATAGTTTCTTAAAATATCCCTTGTCCCCGTTCCTTCAGCAGGTTCTGTTATCTCCGCACCCTCTAATAAGACATTAGTTTTTTGTTTCCATTCATTAGTTTTTAAAGTAGGTGGATTAAATCTAAGTTGCTTAACACACTCTTCTTGAAACAAAGCTTGATTAGTTAAATGTTTTGCAGAATCTAAATATAATCTATCTCCATCAACATTTAAATAATAGTAAGGCTCTTCTAAATTAACAACTTGTAAATCTGTTAAGTTAGGGAACATTATCTCTTGCCCTATCCCAAACTTTCTAGATTTACATAATTTTTTATCACATAAACTACACATGGGTTGATCATTACATTTATAACCCCAATCTTTTTTATCGTGTTGTTTTGTTATTATATTTACTTCTGTATCTGACAATGGCTGTTCCATTGCCATATCATTAAATATCATTATTTTTGTTTTCCAATTATCTGGCCATTTAGATTTTGCATACACACCATAATGAAACAGTGCATTATTTCTACCGCCCTCTCCTATTCTATTTTGTGCCATAAGTTCTATGCATGGTGGTCCATCACTATATTCTGATTTCGGTCTTTCTACTTTAATTGTTTCAATATTTATAACTTTTGTATCTTCATACAAATTAAAAAAACCATCTAGTGTAATAGCATTTCCATCTTTATCAAAGGCATATCTTGTTGTTCTATCACCATTAAAGTATGGTAAATTTAAAAAATTTCCTGTATCATCTTTAGATTTTAATTCACGTTGTTTTGGAAAAACTTCTGATCCACCATAACCTAATATAGATCTAATTTCATTTAACTTATCTTGCATTAATGCAGCAGATACATAATCCGTTGTGAAT